GGTCAGTCCACGCCTGACGAGCATCGTCAGTTCGGTTGCCTGTCATCACGCCGACCTGTATGCCTGCATCGGCAAACAGATTAGCCATAGGTACGAATACCTGCGGGAAGCGTAGGGCTGTGTTATCGAGATCGAACGCAACCTTACGCAAGCGATCCATCGGCGGTAGCTCGTTGAATAACCTCGCAATGTGCCACGCGGCCCCGAAGGTCGTCTCGGTCGTTTGCTTTGACCGGCGCTGCGCGGTCGCCAGCACTCCATTGCTCTGGAGTGGCCCACGATGGACGTGCGGCGGCTCGGCCTTTGGTGCTCGTGGTTGGTTCGGGACCTTCAGCGATGGCCGCTTCTTGCCGGTGAGTTTCGGTCGTGGCGGCGTTGCTGCCGTCGCTGGCTGCTCTTGCATACCGCCCTGTCCCGGAGGGTTGGTTCCAGGTGTTGCCGTGCTATGCGGTGGCGGCTGTCCGGGAAGCTGCTGCGGTTGCTGCCCGAACGGCCCAGGCATGAAGTTGCCGGGAGTCGGAGGCAGCCCGTACGGATTCGGCATGAGCGTTTGCCACTGATCCGGGAAGGGGTTTTGTAGCCCCTCGGGCGGCGGCGGCAGGTGCGCTTGTTCCATGAGGTGATTCATGAGCGCTCCCTGTGGGTTGGTGTCGAACACGAAGCCGGCCTGTCCAAGCTGGTAGATGTAGTTGCCAAGGGTGTCCAGGTCCATGCGCTCGACTTGTCCGTGCTGGAGAGTCGGCGGGTCCTTGATGTCCATGCCGTTCAGCTTGAGCAGGCGAGGAATCGCGACGTCATTGATCTGAGCCGCGATCATCGACAAGAACGCCGAGATGGCTGTGGTAAACAGTTCGATCTTGGTCTTGCCCAGCGACTGCGTCCCAACGTTGGTGTGCCCAAGCATGATGAAGTCACCGAGGCACGTCATGAGCATTCGCTGTTCGTGGCGCTCTATGACATCGCCCAGGTTGAACTGACGTGTCCCTCCAGTGGAGAGCAACTTCAGGTCCCACTCGCGGTTGCCTCGATCGTCCGTGTCGGACGGAATCAGGATGCCTTCCTGCTCATCGCGGCGAACATTGCGCACGAGATCGAACCACGCCTGCCGCATCTGCGCCTCTTGCGGCGGTGCGTTCGGGTCCAGGATGCTCGACGGCACGTAGCCCACCGGCAGTCCAGCCATGTCTCGCTCGGCACCGATAGCCTCGATGGCCTCCAGGTGCTTCGCCATGTACCAAGAATGGTATGCGTTGCGCCAGAGCGAACGACCTTCAGGGTTGGCGCGCTTGGTCGTCGTTCTGAAGAGCAGGCACTTGTCCATCGGGATCGTGTGCTCAACGAAGTCTGGTGGACCTAGCTGGACAAACGCCTTCGGGAAGTTAGCGTGGAAGTCTTCGTAGTCCCAGCGCAGGAGCGTTTCCTGACCGCGCATCTGCCAGCCCTGCCAGCCGATGCGTCCGTCGTCATACTTGGACGACTTGCCGTCGCGGCGCTTAAAGACTTGCTCGAAGAGCGACCACCCGTAGTCGATGAAGGTCAGGATGTCAGCGAGGGTATCTTCCCACGGCTGTTCCATGTCGTGAATGCACTCGAAGATGAACTTCGCTGCGTCGTGCCCCTCATCGTCGTCGCGCCCTGGAGCAACCGTCCAGGACACCTGACGAATGAGCATCTCCATCGCGAAGTGCAGCGCCCCAATGGGAGCACTGTTGTCCGACATCTCGCGGAGAACACGCCGGCCCTGCGGCCCCTGAAGGTCATGGAGCCATTCATCAAAAACGTAACCGGCGTATCTCGGGAGCCCAGATACGCCCAGGGGGACAAAGAGGCTCGCTTTCTTTCTATCGCTCGCCACCAGGCACCCCCTACGCGATACGCGCAGTCATTAGATCGGCTCCGCGAACAGGTTAGCCGTGATTCCTGCGCCGCCACCGGAGAGGGTATTCGCGCTCACGTTGATGCGCAGATACCTGTACTTGTCGTTGATGGTGAAGACCTCGCGAATCGTGCCGGCCCCAGGGGTCAGGGTGGTTGAGCCAACCGCCCGAGTGACCGTAGCCTGAGCGTCGATGCGACTGTACCCGGCTTGGTAGAAGTTGGTGTTGTCCATCGAGCCCTCGAACGTGAACGTCACCGCCTGAGCAGCGATCGTCCCAACTGCGACAACCTCAACCTCCTGCGTGCCGTCGAGGCCACGAACATCCGCTGCTGTCTGCGGGCCGGTTCCAGTGAGGTTAGCGGCCAGAGAGAGTAGCCGTGAGTCTTGCTTGCCTTCAGTTTCGAGAGACATGGCTCATTCCTGTTCTGCGGTGAGGCGGGACCGGCCCGAAAAGTAGCTGGCCGGTCCCGCCTATTGAGGTTCGGTTACGAACGGATCGCGACGATCTGGTACGTCTCGGAGGCCGGTGTGAGCGAACCAGCGGTGTCGTTGACGTAGGTGATGGCGAGCGTGTTGGCTGCCGACACCCGGACGTTGACGATCCCAAGACCCGCCTGCGCGGTCGGCTTGTTGACGAACACCTTGTCGGCGGTCGTGAGTCCGTTGACGGTGAAGGTCTGCTCGGCGGTCGTGTTCGCCGCGACGGCGACCGGCGTGAGAGCGGCTGAGTACACCACGATCTGCGTCAGTGGCGTGCCCGAAGCGCCGACTTGCAGCGATCCGGTGAGCGAAAGCGGCGAGTCAAGAACGAGCGAGCCCTTGACTTCAAGAGAGCCACCGATCAGGGCGTTCCCCGGCTCGTACAGGTCTACGTGAGTGAGAGCCATTTCTGTCTCCTTAGTCGGTCCTACTGTGGCGGTTAACCCACTTGCTGCCCGACCCCGCGACCGCACCGGGCGCAACGAGCCGGAATCTCTTTTCTGCGTACATCACAGCATACCGCATGGCGTCGCAGCCGTGATTGTGCTCATCAAGCGGAAGCTCTTTCATCGACTGTCCCTGACGGCGCTTGTCTTCTGGAGGCCAGGCGTAAACATTTATCTCTTCCGCCAGACATGACGGCATTCCTCGATCTGTGAGCGCAGTCTCTTTATTGACAAGCGCGTCGCGCATGATGAACAAGCGAGGCTTGCCGGTGCGCTCGTCTACGCGCAGCCGCTTCTGTACCGCTTCGATGCCGGGGATGATGGCCTTGCGGGCTTTGACGGTGTAGATGCCCTCGTTCTGGAGCGTGGCGCGATCCTCCGAGTCGTGGTCAGCGACCGTGGCCTCGAAGTACGCCTTGCCTGAGAGCCGTTTGATGTTCCGGGCGTGGTCCGACACGATCATTTGTGTGCGATACCACTCGCGATACAGGTACATCGCGCCGTCGTTGTCGAACGCCCACCACTGACAGGTGAAGGGATTGACGAAGCCGAAGTCGATGGAGCGGACACGCCGCCAACCGTCCGGTATCTTGAACGAGTCGATGATGTGAATGTCGGCGCTAAACTCCTCGTACACGATCCCTTCGGCAGCGACCCAGCGGCCCTCGTAGAGTCTGGCACGTCTGACGCCGGTAAGACTCATCAGCTTGCGCATGTACTTCTCGCCTTGAGGCGTAAGCTGACTCTGGCGATCGTAGAGCTTCGGGTTGTCCACGTGAAGGGACACGAGCATCGTCAGCCCGCCGTTCTGATGCCGGCGCAGAATCCAGTGCCACGGTTCTTGCGGGTTTACGTCGCCCACGATCTGCTGAAACGGCATGACGTCGTGGCGCAAGCGAGTCGTCAGGGTTTCCCAATCGCTCTCTTTGACCTCGTTGGCCTCCTGGACGTAGATGATGTCGTAGTCAGTGGAAAGTACTTTGCTGATGACATCCAGACCGCCGACGATCAAGCTAGAGCCGTTGGGGTACACAAACCTTGCCGGCTCGGACTTGCTGCCACCATAGAAAAAGACACCGTCGAGACGGTGGAGCACGTGGTCCCTATACGTCACAAGGCCAGACTCGGTGAGGCTGACCAGGGTCTTGCGGGCGATCAGGGCGCGAGTCCCAGGGAACCTGGAGAGCAGGAAGTGAAAGTACTCTAGGATGCCGCGTGACTTGCCGGTGCCAGCGGGTCCTGAGAGCATGACCTCGTCGTCGCGGCAGCTAAACAGCTTCGAGACAGCCCCTCGCGCCTCGAACTCGACTAACTCGCCGTCCTTGCCCACGAGTCCGTCTGGACCCATGAGCAGCTTGGCGTCAGCGTATTCGCTTTCAGAGAGTTGTCGAGTCTCGGCCATGACCGCTCCTTTTGCGGCCACGCAGGGCATGAACCAGCATGAACAAGTCTATGGCGAACTGGATCGCCTGGAGCACAGAGAAGCCGATGACGAACGG